CGAATCGATTCCAAACTGCGTTCATCGGCTGCATTCATCGAGATACACATCAAGGATTTACGATTTCCCCAAATTTGATCTACCAACCATGAAGCACTTGTTGTTTTTCCTGAACCTGGTGGACCAAATAGCAATAAATGTTGTAACGTGGTTGGATTTTTTGAAAACATCGAAAAACACGTGCGTACTCGTTCACACCAGAATGAAGTATCCACTGCCATCTTGATTATATTTCTTGAAACTATGCTTAGGTCCTTATTTTTTTCTGTGATGTAAGTATAATCATGTTTCACCCTATGATGTCTTTGTTCACAGCTGTGCTGTTCTTCGTTCTGGTACCCGGTATCCTCGTCTCCCTCCCTCCTGGCGGTTCATTCGTCAGCAAGGCCATGTTCCACGCTGTCGTCTTTGCCCTTGTTTACCACTACACTCATAAGTTTGTATGGAAGTCGTTGTACGGTTCTTCTCATCAGTAAATGAGTGATATTTTATTATGCTCTTCTCCTTTATGTTATATCATAACGAGAAGATACTAAAACAACCTAAATGAACCAACGCGTCGAATGTTCAGTATGAGTGGACGTGGTCGAGGGAAACGCGCAGTAAAAACAGAAACAGAGGAAACAACTGAACCAGTTGTGGCCAAAAAAACAAGCAAGAAAAAGCAATTTCCAGTGGTAGCAGTTATCACCCCAGATGGAATCGAGGGATCTCTCTTATCGGGTGTTCGTCGTCCATTAATTGTTCATCTTCCCATTCAAAGTAAAAATGTTCCCATGAATGATATGCCCATTATGTATGATCCCATGCCTCCCACCGAGGCTCAACCTTATGATAGTTATGCCAACAATCCATTTATGGATAATGTAGAACAACTTCAAGAGAATGTAGTTGTTCCTACAGAAGAATTACGCACCGAGCTTCGTTTGGAACCGGTTATTGAAACGAAGAAAGAAAATGTTACGCCGGTTGTTGAAACCGAGATCGATTATTATACACTCAAATCATCTCTTCTTGTTCAATTCAAGGATTCATCTGAAATAAAAACGATTCCCGCACAAAGCACGGCTGCCTGTTTTTGGTGTTGTCACGGATTTACTCATCGTCCTGTTGTTTTACCCGTTCGTGACACAGGTGAGCATTTGATTGTTATGGGTAATTACTGTAGCCCAGAGTGTGCCGCAGCCTATCTCTTTGATATGCGACAAGATGCTCATACTCGCTGGGAACAATTGGCGCTGTTATACCGTGTCTATGGTGAAGTATGTGATAATAATATTCATCCAGCTCCTCCTCGTTCGATTCTTCAATTATTTGGCGGTTCATTAACCATTCAGGAATATCGTGGTTTGATTCGTTCTCACAAGGTACGTGTGGATGTACATCTTCCTCCTATGGTTAGTATTCTTGCTACAATGGATACCAAACCGATCGATTTCTATGATGCGAGCCTGACTAAAAATGTGAATGAAACTGTGAAAGAACGCCTTCAAAAAGCAGAAGAAGTTCTTCGTCTTCGTCGAACCAAGCCTCTTAAGGCATGGGAATCCACGCTCGATGCCTGTTTGAACTTGAAAATCAAACCCGCATAAAATTGATGATATAAATGGGCCTGAAAATGAGATACCACCAGCAAACATGTCCATTTCATCTACTCTTATTCAAGCCTGCTTATCGAACGTTCAGAAGGAATTCAAGCAATTGGAACATTGGTTGAATTCCCTACATCCGCCTCCCACTACCATCCCTGTCGATTCCAATCTGGAATCAGCAATTCGTGAACTCTCTACTAAAATCGATACACTTTCCAAGCAATATGATACACAACAATTGGCTCTTAACCATATTGTAGATCGCCTCGATATGTTAGAACGTGGCCGATTTCATCAAATGGAAGATCAAAGTCCGTGGCTTGACACAGATGGTCTAGAAAATACCATCATCGAACCAATCGAATCCATCTATGTAGTTCATAAAGAGGATACACCTCGTCCTAATTCACCTGTCATCTCCATGACTGTTCCGCCTGTTTCTCCAAATATGTCTGCTTTGAACACTGGCTTCTATGTAGAACCAATTACACATGTAGTGGAGGAGCAACCTGTTGTAAAAGTAGAACCTGTTGAACCCGCTCAGCCAGCACAAAATACAACAATTCAAGAAATTCATCGCGATGAAGATGATGAAATCGAAGACGAAGAAAACACTCAAGAAGAACCACAGGAAGTAGAACCGCAGAAGGAAGAACCACAGGAAGTAGAAGAGGAGGAAGAAGATGATGGTGTTGAACTATCCGAAATTACCTTTAAAGATAAAACCTACTACAAAGATGGTGAAAACTTCGTCTATGGAATTGATGATGAAGGTCAACCAACCGAACAGCCCATTGGAATCTGGAAAGAAAAAACACAATCGGTTGCGTTCTATCGACTTAAATAAAATGTTAAATGAATATCACTAGATGTTACGTTCTTATTTTTATACAAAAGCTTTACAACTATGGAACTGGGTATCAGAAGCATATGGTTCTTTTCAAAATCACATAAATGATATACAACAATATACGTATAGCTACTCTAAAGGACTAGATAAAACATGGGTTTTTATGAGAGGACATACTCTTCCATTACCTCTCTCTCATATTAAAAACGATATTCATGCGAATTGGAAATATTCTAATTATACACTAACTTCTCTTGCTAAACCTACAACAATGACGTGTAAACTCTCATGGCTTTCTGCAAAAATTGTAGTGATCAATTGCCGAGAAGAAAAAGAATTTGATATTGATTCCTTTTTGTCTGAGTTTCGTCTTCATACATGTGAGGACCATACGCCTACTCTTACCTTTCTCTTTTTATCATGGTGCGCACAGATGAATCAATGGTTTCAACACGATAGCATTGTTCAATTTCATGTGATTGATCATAATGGTGAAGAACAGATGTTAACAATTGGCACAGATAATCGTTGTCTCGTGATTCGTGATAAATATATATATCATCAACTCGTAAAACGTGCTGATTCAACAAGTGAACTCCCCAATGCCTATACCTATTATCATCCATGCTAGAATGTAAAAATTGATGAATGTGAACGGTTTAAAGATATGTACCCATCACTAAGCTTAGAACCTCCCGTTCTTTATCATGGCGACTTCATTGGACGATTCAAAGATGACTCTTTCCTCTTTGATTCCGACAGGGTCCTGGACAATCTATTTCCATTCCACCGAAGAGACCAAATGGTCTTTGAATACGTTTATCAATTTGGGCTCCATGAAAACATGGCACCAATTCTGGTCAATGATTGAACTTTTGAAAACCGAGTCGTTTTCCGATGGAATGTTCTTCTTAATGCGTGATCCTGCTCCACCGTTATGGGAGAGTCACTATCATATTCGTGGAGGATGCTATTCCTTTCGTTGTCAGAAAAAAGAGGCGGCCGATGTATATCTTACCTATGTTATTGCTTCCATGCTCAATGTCGTATCGTCCTCTGAAAATCGTATTAATGGAATTTCCATCAGTCCAAAACGGGGGTTCAACATCATTAAAGTCTGGAACGCGGACGCCCAGAAATTTAGCCAGCCGTCGACTCTTCATCCGGTCAGTAACATTCGTGATTCTGAAATCATCTATACGCCGTTCGTTCAGAAAAAAATGTAATACGCTTTTAAAAAACGCCCAAAATTCTCAGGTACACCCCATTTGTTTATAAACTTATAAAAAGATATTATTTGATATTATCTTTTTATTGTTTTTAATTGAATATTACATTAATATAAGGGACGGCACCAACGTTTCTCTTTATAGCTTCTGCGGACGTGCTGTTTCCGTCTTCTGCTTCTGCGGAGCCAACACCAATCGTACCTCACCCAAATTCGCCACCATGTATCGCAACACCAACGGATAATCATTCTTCAAATGAATCTGTGTACTCGTACATAAATTGGTACACTTTGTGAACAATACCAAGTACTTTAGCTCAAACATACCCTGTACAATCTCATTCGTATTACGCTCTACCTCAATACCACCCTGATTGTTTGACATAATTACCGTCTCTCCATCTACAAAATCACCTACACAACGAAAGATGAGGTCCGCATTCGAACTCGTAATCTCTAACTTCTCCGCCAGTTGATTGAAATCACGGCAAATCTTCTGGAAATCGGCTGACGGCATATGAATGATTGAGGTAAAGGAAATGTTTGGAAACTCGATGTTCTCCACATTGGTATCAAACAACTTCATCATCCACGTATTGGTTGTTCCCTTCTCCGCATTCTCTGCGCGAATGCCTAGTTTATTTGGGTTATTTGCCGGCAAGAACAGCGTCAAACTATCGTTATTACTTAGTGTTTTGATCAATTTGAACAAGTAAATCATATTGATACCAAGAACGTACTTCGCAGGGCAATAGAAATACTCAAACCGATCCGCATGAAGGCGCAAATACGTTAGAACGGTATGAGTCTCATCTACATCAATCACCTTAATACCAGTTGAATCAAACTCCAGATTGGCTTCCGTTAAAATCTCCTTGAGTGCTTCAATCAACGTACGAAAGGCAGCTGATTGTACAGTACGAATCTCGAATAGATTTCCATTTGCGTTGGGACGCGCTCCACCTTGTGTGACACTCATTGTGTGTTATTCTCACGATTGGCTTTAGACTACTCATGAGTTCGAAATCTTCCGGTAACCGGAAGAGAGCCTATATTAGATTTAAACGCACTTACTTACGTTGTTTTCTGCTTGGATGATTCATTAGCTTATATGCAGCAAAAAGCGCAAGCGGAGTAATGTATTTAGATGCAGCTGGTACAAAGTTTCCCATCACTGACGGATAAAATCCACCACGCTTTCGGGTGCTACGTTTATTATGGCGTTTAGTACGACGCTTGCCACCGATCGCAGGTCGAACTGTGTTTCCACTCACTGTCATACGATCTACCCCTTCTCCTGCGGATACCGGCGCAGCTGCTCCAAAATATTGTAATGGTAACGGTCGATTTCCACCTCGTTTTCTAGTTCGTCTCATTCTATTCTTGAAAGACAATTTAAGTGAATCATGCTATATAACGATAATATGTCGAGACCATCCTGGGATGATTATTTTAAAGAGATTGTACAAGTAACCGCAACTCGAAGTCCATGTGAACGTCTCCATGTCGGATGTCTTCTCGTTTCTCAGCATCGTATCGTTAGCCAAGGATATAATGGATTTCTACCTGGATGCGAACATTGTAGCATTCTACGTGAAGGTCATGAACAAGCTACTGTCCATGCCGAACAAAATGCGGTAACGGATTGTGCTAAACGCGGTGTATCCTCTCTCGGTTGTACTGCTTATATTACTCATTACCCATGTATCATTTGTTGTCGCATTCTTTTGGCCGCCGGCATTCAACATATCAAGTATATTCATGATTACAAAAACGATGAGTTAGTGGCCCATTTTTGTAATGAAATGGGGGTATCGATCGAGAAAATTTGATGTCATTGGATGATTCCAGTGAAATCAACACCATGCGCTCTCTTCTCTTCATTATTTGTTGTATTCCTCTTATCCATGCCGTTGTACCCATGATGAGTATGGTACATCGTGTACACTATTCACGAACCCAATATCTACTTCCCTGTAAAGTATGTGTTAATGCGCTTCTAGAAGAAATGAAATCGCCTTCTACTAATGTCGACACGTTCATTGAAAAAGCACCCTATTCATGTGCGCAGGCTACCGATAACCACCATATTCAACAAGCCTGTGTAGCCGTTCTTAAAAATAATGCCTATCCGCTTCTTGCCAATCAACGTCGTGGATATTCTGTTCACAGCTCCTGCTTAGCTACCTTTGCTACAGATTGTACTGAATCTCAAACAAAGTTTGCGGTATTATGTGATAAACGAAAAAAGAAAGGCTATTGCCATACGATTCCCATTAATTAATTTTGTGAGCGTTGCGTTGTTCTACGATTATTTTTAGTAGAACGCTTTGTGATGCGACCACCATGACGGCGACGACGTGTAATTACATTTCGTATTTGATTACGTGTAAGACCCGATGGCGATGCCTGTACTGGTGGTGCTGGGTATCCATATGGAGGATAACCCATTTGTGGGTATCCATAAGGTGGATATGCCATTGGAGGGACAGGAACCTGTAGAGGTTCTACAGGTGTCATTTGTGGAGCGCTTGCCCGTGACAAATCCATCACACGTTGTTGAATCAACTGTCTCATATTCTGAGATACATATGGCAGAAGATACATAATACGTTTTATATATGTATTGCGTGTAGTTCCTCTCAATAGTTTATTTCCATAGACAAATAACTGTTGCTCAATAAATGCCTCAAAAGTTGGAAGACGTACACTGACACTCATAACATTTGTAGTATTAATTCTAAGTAAGCCTGTTAACTCTGGTGATTTATTACTATATACTGGATCATTTTGAACTCTCATTCCATTTGTAATTGGACTAAAATTTTTCTTTACAGCCTGTGAATATAACGCATTCTTTATCGCAATGTCCATGATTTTCATTTTTTTACCATTAATAATAAATGCTACATTAACAATGGTTGTTTTATGCGCAAATCGGTCAGGAACCGGTTCAATTGTAACTTCTATATCAAATGTATCAATTTCCTCATGATTTGGAATAAAACGATCAAATAAACGTCGAATGTGTTGTTTTGTTTCATTCGATTGAAATACTTCCTCAATTCTATTCTTAAATTTACGATTGTAGTCCAAAAATGCTTCACGCGGAATCTCTTGGTGATACCAAAACGATATATCAATATCGGATGTTTTCTCAATCTTCGCATCGATAAATGATTGTTCCATTTCTTCCATATTAAATTTATGAAGAGCATATGCGTATAATGTAAATGCAGCACCTCCAATTACTGTTATTGTATGTTCTGGCAATCCTTCATGTTGAACCATATCCATTTCCGCATTTTTTACAAACTGATACATAAATGAAATAAATTTAGGATGAGACGCTAGATCTTTTTCACTAATTGGGATCAAAGGGGTATTATTCGGAAGTCTACGTCGAATGGTTCTTGGAGTAGAAGGAGATGATGGTGGAGGACGAGGTACACTATTCACATTCGCACGTACATTTCTTGGAGTAGACGGAGCTTCTACCACATTCTTCTTTTGATTGTTTCTTGGTGTATGAGGTGGCGTGACAAATACATTTGTAGAATTGTCATTTTGATTACCCTTTCTAGGGGTAACCACTGGTGTAACAAACACGTTTTTACTGTTATTCTCTGCAGCCATTCTAATATAGTTCTTCATAAAAATTGACATGATTGAGAGCCTAAACAGAATAGCACCCTCCCCGTATATCGTATCATCCATGGCCACTGCTCGTAAATACCAGAAGCACACTCACCATCAGCATATCTTGGAACTCCCTGACACCTACGTCGGTAGTACTAAGACCAATGAAGAGACGCGCTGGGTGTACGACTCTGGTTCGAACAAGATGGTCTGGCGGAAGCTCCATTTCAATCCTGGTCTTTATAAAATCTTTGATGAAATCATTGTCAATGCCCGCGATGAGTATGTTCGCTCCATTGGCACGGCCGGTATGACTCCCATCAAACACATCGATGTATCCGTACAGAGCAAGGACGGTGATACCATCATCTCCATTGAGAATGACGGTGACGGTATCACCATTGAAATGGAAGAAGAACAAAAAGTCATGATTCCTGAGATGATCTTCGGACATCTTCTTACATCAAGTAATTACGACAAATCAGAAGAGAAAATTGTGGGAGGCAAGAACGGTTATGGCGCCAAGTTGACCAATATTCTTAGTAAGCTGTTTACTGTGGATATCCGCTGTCCTGCGTCTGGAAAGCAGTATACCCAATCATGGTACGATAACATGACCAATTGTGAAAAACCCATTATCAAAAAAAGCACTGCGAAAACTGGCTCCGTAAAAATCACCTTTCTCCCTGACCGTCGTTTATTTGCGGGAGCCTTCTCCGAAACAGGAATTTCAAGTGATATGATTGCCGTATTTCATACTCGTATCATTGAGCTTGCTTCACTTGTTGGAAAGGATGTCAGAGTGACCTGGAACGGTGTCATTGTGACGTCCAATACCTTTGAAAAATTCATCAAATTGTTCTTGCGAGATGGCATGACAGGTTTTGCCTATGAGAACTGTGGTCCTCGTTGGGAAATCGGTGCTATCCTCGCTAGTCATTTGTATTCAGATGAAGAGGAACTACCTGAAGACAAACACATTTCCTTCGTCAATGGTATTCATACTAAGAAAGGTGGTAAACATGTGGAAAGTGTAGGACGTAAAGTTCTTACTGACTTTTGCGAAGTCGCAAAAAAGAAAAAAGTAGATATCAAACCAGGACAGCTCAAGAATTCCGTTGTTCTATTCATCAACTCTACCATTGTGAATCCAAGTTTCGATTCACAAAGCAAAGAGTTCTTGACCACCCCTGCCACGGAGTTTGGGTCCAAACCCGAATACAGCGGTAAGCTTGTAGACACACTCGGTAAATTGGGATTACTCGAAGAAGCTAAGTTCCTCTTGGAAGCCAAGTCTTTGCGAGAGACCAAGAAAACAGATGGTAAAAAGCGTACTACCATCCGCGGAATGACCAAACTTGAAGATGCGTTACTGGCTGGTACCGCAAAATCAAAGGAATGTACACTGATTCTAACAGAGGGAGATTCAGCTGCTACCTCTGCCATCTCAGGTCTCAAAGAAGTCGGTCGTGAGAAATGGGGTGTGTTCCCCTTGCGAGGTAAGTTGCTGAATGTCCGAGACATTACCATTCAAAAATTCAATTCGAACGAAGAGCTGACCGCCATCAAAAAAATTCTTGGCCTGGAGCAAGGAAAGCAATACAAAGACGTATCTGAATTGCGTTATGGCCGTGTCATGGTGATGGCAGACCAAGACCACGATGGGTCTCACATCAAGGGTCTTCTCATGAACTTGTTCCATGCGGAGTGGCCAGGACTGATGAAAGCCGGCTTCCTATGTACACTGTTAACTCCAATTCTCAAAGCTACTAAGGGAAAGACCACGCTGTCCTTCTATTCCCTTCCTGAGTTCAATCAATGGAAAGAAACCAATTCGTTAGCAGGCTGGAAAATCAAATACTACAAAGGATTGGGCACATCTACTCCTGCGGAGGCACGTGAGTGGTTCAAGGACCTTCATGAAATCCTATACGAATGGGACGAGAAAACCGATGAATCCATGAATCTGGCATTCAACAAAAAACAGGCAGATGACCGCAAACGATGGCTTAGCCACTATGATCCCACAAAGATGCTTATTCCTGTGGAGGCTAAGGCATCTTATACCAACTTCGTAAACGATGAGCTGATTCATTTCAGCAACGCCGACAATATCCGTTCCTTACCTCATGTTATGGATGGACTCAAACCCTCTCAACGTAAAATTCTATTCTCGTGCTTGAAACGAAATCTGCGTGACGAAATTCGCGTAGCACAACTCGCAGGTTATGTCTCTGAACATGCTGCATACCATCACGGTGAAGCATCGCTGAATAGCACCATTATTGGTATGGCACAGAACTTTGTTGGGTCAAACAACATCAATCTGTTGAAACCTGTGGGTCAGTTTGGTTCTCGTCTGATGGGTGGCAAGGATGCGGCTTCTCCTCGTTATATCCATACCTATCTTGAAGACATTGTGAATACGATGTTTCGAAAGGAGGACTCTGCCCTTCTGAAATACATTGATGACGACGGTGATGTCGTGGAACCTGAGTATTATCTACCTGTTGTTCCTCTGTTAGCGATTAATGGCTCAGTGGGTATCGGTACAGGCTATTCTACTGATATTCCGCCTCACAAACCAGATGACATCATCTGCTTGCTTCGTCATCGTTTGGAAGGTTCAATGGAATCCTTGGCAGGTCATCCCTTAGACCCATGGTGGTTTGGATTCAAGGGCACGACTCATCGTGCGGATGAAATGACGTGGATTACGAAAGGCATGTATACCATGGATGATGATAAAAAGAGCGTAACCATCACAGAGTTGCCTGCGGGTACCTGGACGAAAGACTACAAAGCATTCCTGGATGGATTGTTGGAAGTCGAAGAGAAAAAATCCAAAGATGCAAAGAAAGAAGCAAAAAAAGCGGAAACGGGTTCAACGACATCGGCAAAAGGCGAAGTGGAACCATGCGGATTGAAGGGATTCGATGACTTATACAATGATGTCGATGTACGATTTGTACTCTACTTCACAGAAGAAGGGTATGATGCGTTGAAGGATAACATTGATAAGTTCGAGAAGCAGTTCAAGCTAACGTCGTCGTGGAAGACCACTAATATGACATGCTTTGATACCGAGTTCAATATCGTAAAGTACAAGACGGTGGGCGACATTCTGGAAGCGTTTGTGGAGAAGCGCTTGCCAATGTATGAAGCACGTCGCAAGAATATGCTGGAAGTCCTCGAGTCTCAAATGCGGGAACTCGATGCGAAACGACGATTTATTCAAGCAATCATTGATGACCGTCTAGTGCTTCAGAAGAAGAGTGATGAAGAGATTGTCGCAGGATTAAAAGCATGTGAGATTCCTGCGTTGTCGAATCTGGAAAAGCCAGATGAGTATGATTCGTACGACTATGTGTTACGTATGCGCATGGATCGTGTGAAACAATCTGCTGTGATTGAGCTGGATGGACAGTGGGAAGAAAAACGTGCGGAGAAAGAGCGTGTCGAGGCAGAAACCGGCTCCTCTCTGTGGCTGGCAGATTTAGAAGCGTTCCGTCTAGCATGGGTACAATACTCATTAGAGCGTGTAGCTAGCTCTGTTTCCGTGGGTTCGTCTGAAGCCAAAGTGATGAAGAAGCGTAAACCTGTCATTGCTAGAAAGTAAACGGTAAAGAATAAAAATATATTTTTTATGTAATAAAATTGATATTCTCTACTGCGTAAATCATACTCAACAATGAAATTTCCTATTACTCGTGAACAATTACAAGCCTATGATCCAGAAATGGAGAAGATCGAACAAGCTGAACAGGATCTAGAAAAAGGCATTACACGACTTGTAGAACAATTATGTACTGATTTCAAACAACGTATGCCAGTCTATTATCGATACAAACAATATGTACAATATGTAAGCGTAGATCATCTTCAGACCACGGTACCACAATATATTAATCGTATCAATGCACCATGGTTTATAGAACGGTATCTGAAACGAGTAAAAGAAATGTTTATCGGATGTGAGGTAACCTACACCGCATCCGATGCAAAATTAATAATTGATTGGTCGTAATTAGAATTTGATATTATTTTTACATCATCGGCTTGAAAGGTAATGATCTGGAACCTGCGCTCGACATATTCAACGGTTTCTCTAAAGGTACTGGTAAGTGACTAATATCATTCAAATAATAATGATAATGATCGATCTCAGACATAATACGGGGTGCGGCCCAATCTACCACTAGTTTATTCAGTTCTTGGATTTGTCCCTCGATGTTATGCGGATTGTTTTTCGCATACTGTAAATACATGGCACGCATAATCATTTTCAACTCATCAACATCTTGATCATCAATTTGGTATTGTTTCGGTCCAGACATACGGTAGACTTCTTTCTTGATCGCATTCTGGATCACCGTCGCGTTCCTACGGGTAAAAAAGGTATCAGACAAAACGGTATGGTCCCAATTTCCCCGGAGCATATCGCCTGCGAAACTAGCCTCTGTTTGCTTGGGGTAACTGAATCCTGCGGAATCCGGTACGGGGGCACCGGTGTTCGAAGATGAGGGGGTCAGGTTCACGCGACCATTCTGACCTCCGAGACCATGTCGGGTATACGGGAGTTCAAATTCAGGAAGGGGCGCACCGGTTGACATTCTATCAACCCTCCGTGTTTTTTTTCTAAGTTCTGAATATAAGATGTCTTCCGTTACCCGTTTCATCCGCCAGATCCAGCCTGATACTGCGTATTACTCCGCCGCCACTGTTGCTGCTGCTGTTGCCGGCGGTGCTACCAACGCCGTGTTCGAACTCGTGCCGGCTGCCGGCAATGTCGTTGGCAACTACCCCCCTGGCACCATGACCTCCGCCTCTACTGGTTTGGCTACCGCCATTGCCGCTCAAATCGCTGGCGCGGGTGGTGCTGCCAATGTTGTTCTCCGTGACATGGGCAAGACTGTCCGCACCAATGTCACTGGAACCTCCAACATTGGCTTTTTCCGCCAGGTCCAGTTGATTGCCCCTGCTGCCATCACCTCTTACATCGGTGGCGTTGGAGGCAGCAACTTCGGTGTGTTGGGCAACATCAACGTCCCTGACGCTAACACGGACTACGTTACTTTCTATGTCCCGATTGTGGCCTTGGGTGCTTCCACCAACGTTGCTAACATCTCGTCTCACACCATGTTCCAGCAGTAAATTGTGTGTACTTATTTATCTTTTATGATATGAACTATTAAATGGTTTATATGATAAAAATAACTTTACGATAGTAGAATGAACCTCTATTTAATCGGATTCATTGCCGTTGCCTTTATGATTACGGTAGGAGGTGCTTATCAACTAAATAGTACCGGTCAAACCTATGGCGCAGTTTTATTTTTCATCGGCTCCCTTATCCTTTTTATTGTTTATGGAATGAGATGGTTTGGAGATTCACCTTTATTCACTACTACTCCGGGCCCATGGCCCCCTGTCATTAACTCATGTCCTGACTATTTAACCTATTATAAGCGAACCGTTGGAGGAATTCAAAAAGATACATGTATTGATACCATTGGTGTTTCAAAGGATAATTCTCTCTTGTCTACTTTTCCAAAAGATGGATCCATTCCTGATAACGATAGCTACTATCTTGACATTTCAGGAATGAGTTCGGATCCAGCAACGAAAAATACACAAATGTGTACTGCGGCTATCAATCAGAAAGTTACATGGGAGGGTGTTACAAATGGAGAGAGTTGTGTAAGTCCGATTGCTCCTGGATCAAGTGGTTCTGCTAGTGGAACAGGTGGTGCGAGCGGGGCCGGTGGAGCAGGCACAGGATGCCCTGCTCCTGTGGCGGCACACTAAGTGCGTTTGAATTCCGTTAAAACAATCTACGATAGGAATGTGAATGGGTCTGATGGATTCAATTAGACCACTTCACCCCTCTTACGCATCCATAGTTTAGTGGTAAAATGGCTCCCTTCCAAGGAGTCGTCACGGGTTCGATTCCCGTTGGATGCATTCGGTGCTACACCATTTTTAAATTACCTTATTAATTTTAAAATGATATGATGAATGTAAAGAATCGTTTACCAATACTCCATAGTATGGTTCGAACCAGTTTACCACAAGAAGAAACAGCATGTCTTCATCCTGAAACCGAAGAGGCTATGTTAAAATGGCTCAAAACACGTTCACATCCTGCGTTTCTTTTAATTGGTCCACCAGGCGTAGGAAAAACGACAATGGTATATCGTGTATGTAAACAAGGAAAATTCTGGGTACAAGAATTTAATGCCAGTCATACACGAACCGGCTCTTCTTTCCGCCAAACCATTCTCCCCCTTTTAATTGAAACAGGTGTAAGCAAATGGATTCATCCTACTACTCCCAATGGACGTGTTGTTCTTCTTGATGAAATGGATGGGTTATCTCAAGGTGAAAAAGGAGGACTCCAAGAACTTCTTGACTATTTGAAATCCAAACGTAACTTTTCAGAGGATTGTCCACTTGTTCTTATTTGTAATGTTCTTGAAGGCCGTATTATGCAACAACTTCTAAAATTTTGTTGTGTTCATTACGTTAATATGCCAAAGAAGGAAAAACTTATTGAATTCTTTAAAAAAGATATCTCTGATTCTCTTTATCAGCTTGGTGATATTCGTAAAGTATCTCAAAGTTTGATTTATTCTGAAAAATCAGTATCTCATATACGTGGAAAAGAAGAATCCATGGATCAAAATATTCATGTTGCCATTCGTGCTGCGTGGTTTACTTTATTTGAAAACTGGGGAGAAAATGATGAACTGGATCTTGAAACCAAAGATGCGAATTTAGCGGGTCTCTTATTTCATCAAAATCTACCTATGTTTTTAGAAGATGCGCATAAGAAAAAGAAACCCGTTCCATTTGAAGCCTATGAAGAAATCCTCGATTATTTACGTTGGAGTGATCGTGCTGATTTTTGGGCTTTCTTTCATCAATGCTGGAATCTACTTCCTCTTTCCTATCGTCTTAAATTAAAATATCCTAATTTATATCTTCAGTCTTATAATAAACCTAATATTATTCCTGAACCATCTGGACTACAATATACTATGGTACTTACTAAACAATCTGCCCTCTTTAATGCCTGGAAAGAAATGAATCGTGTAGCTAATGAGCATCATATCCCATTTCGATGTGTAACACAATGGGCCACACATCAAACTGGTAAATTATATGATACACTTGGTGTTAAACTTGAATCTCCGAATGTAAGTGAAGAATCTGTAATGGCAATGTTCTCCCCATCCTCTGAGAAGAATGGAGTAGTACCTGTTTCGACTCGTAAGAAGGTAGTTCGTGGTAAAAAATCAAGTGCGTTGTAGAAGTAAGACTTAATCCTCGGATCGCATCTACATTTGATAGAAAGAGAAGACGAGTTATTCCTTTTTGAAAGTTACGAACTGTTTTAATCAGTGAAAATAGATTGTTCTCTATTCTTTCTGCTTTGATTCCTATCTGCTCAAATCTCTCCATTAATTCGTAGTAAATATTTGTAAATGGTGAATAAATAATAAATCGCCCTTCCTTATTTTCACGAAGAATATCGAGACATACTTCCATTTTATTTTTAGCTAACATTCGATCTTCCGAGGGTAATGTTTCTAAACAATGAATCCGTTGTACATCCATTCCTGATCGACAAGTAGGACATTTCATATTGATTAATGCATTCTTTAGAAGACACTTTCCACAAAATAAATGATAACAGCATTGGACCATGGTTGGATATTCACACTGTTCCAGACAGATCACACATTCACGATCATTGATCATACGTTGGATCAAATGATGCTTTTCGATCGGCTGTCTAGATCGATACTCCTCTATGGATTGAAATTCGATCCCCAATGATTGAAATAAATGCGGTATATTTTTGGATCGGACTGTTGGATCTCTCTGACGAGCCAAATAAAAACTTATCAATGAATTGAGTGTCATATTCGGTTTACATTGAAGATTATGATATTGAGGTACTGGTAAATTCATGCTTTTTGTGATATCTTCGGTACGATTACGTAAAATCATACGACCCCTTTCAGGATGATGAAAAGAAATATACTCTTTCATAAACGCGGAAGATACAAGCTGTCCTTCATAATGAACAGTAATGTCTTCTAATAACCAGTTTTCCAGATCTGGGTGGATCGTAATTCGATCACGTAAAAAGAATAAATTACTTTTGTTTATCGTTGGAGTTTTAATAATTAGTGGAATCCAGTTATTTGTAATCAACCATAGAAATTGAAATCGAAGGGGTGGATCCGATGAATGAAAAAAGATCGCTGAGGCTTCATCGATCATGATCTGATCCCACTGAATTTGATATGTGTTTACATATTCCTGAACATGTTTATAACATTTATCGGTTGTGATCACAATTCGATGTTGAAGGATCAATTTTGAGATCGCATCGCCTTTCATGATCCGTTTGGTTTCGATCGAAACATAAGGCAAAGACGTATGTTGATCAAACTCTTGTTTCCATTGACCAAATAAACGATGTGGAACAACGATCAAATGTGCCCAATTTGTTTCAGAGATCGAATGAAGACGATGGGAAAAGAAATACGCAGAAGAATGAGCGGTTAATTCTGATGTCATCTTCGTAGAAATAGAGAGATGCGATGCAAGATACGCGATCATACTCAGTGTTTTCCCTGATCCTGGTGGATCGGCCACAATTCCTACTTTTCCATTAATGGCTTGATCTCCTACTAAAAATCCTCTTGTCATTTTTTCTCGATACTGGCGCATACCCTGTATAAGTGTATTTTGATGCGGATATAATTTAGTTTTAATCGTATCTGGTGTTATATACGAAGAATCTTGATGTAATGTATTATTAAATACATTATTTAATAACACTAATTTATCATAGTGAAAATCGTCAGACATAATTACTTAATGGTACGTTCTATTCTTTAGGTACAATAGAATAAACGTAGGGATGCTTCTTTCACAAAATCCTCTAGTTTATAACCTGTTTCTCTCATTTTTTCTTTTGCTTTAACACTAGATGATAGATGTTCCTCTCTAAGAGTATGTTTATCTACAGTATTGTCTGTGTGACAAATTACAAGAATGGTCTTTTTTGGATCGAGTTGAATCATTTGGTGTTGATAATTATCTAAAAATGACACTTCTTCTGCCTTTGTAACATATTCATCATATTGATGTTTATCTGAATATCGTTTTCTCCACGCCATTGTTCCATTTGTCGCATGATTCGTATGATAAGGTCCCATTACATATATTTTTTTGGTATCTTTATAATACAAATACATCTCAGAAGATCCTGCCAAATCTACTCTTGGATATTTGGTGAAGGATTGAACCACCGTTTTAATTCGATCTGCTGGATAATAATCATCATCATCCATCGCCACAATAATTTCTCCTTTTGCTTCTCGATTTAATCGATTACGTTTTGCTCCAATCCGCATTTTTTCAGGATGAGACAAATAGCGCAGATTTGGAATGGTTTTGGATGCTTCTTCAAATAGATCATTTACTTTGTCACGTCCATCATCTAGAATGATCCATTCCATTTTCTCCTTTGGATAGGTCTGATTCTTATAAATTTGGATGAGCGTTGGAATAAAGGCTCGGCGATTATACGTAGGTGTAACAACCGATACAGTAATATCCATGACGTACGTAATACGCACTTCTTTAGATTATTTATTTGGATGTGGTGGTATTATTGTAGGCAGGTGGCGCATTCTTAGGGGCGTTATTGTAGGCGGGTGGAGAAACATCATTTGATGTACTTTCTGTATTATTGTACGCAGGAGGCATGGGAGCTTCTACTGTGTTTTTAACATTCTCTCCATTTTTATTTATCGGTACAATAACGGGTGGCATGGGGGCATTCTTTGTTTCTGACGGTTTTTCAGGTACTTTTGGTATATCATGTAGATGCTCGATATTATCTGATAATTTCTTAAATCCTTCCGCAATAAATGGCAAATTCTGTACTTTATTAAAATAAGTAAACGCCTTCTTTAATGATTCCATATAGTTATTCATAATAATAGGAAGTTGTTTCGCATCCTTCTCATTCTTTGGGTATGTAAAAGGGTACATGAAAAAATAACCAAGTGATGTAATGGGTTGAGTTGTAGTAAGAGGTAAGAGTGCAAAGATCGTTGGCATAATCTTTGCTTTTGGACCATCCGATAATTCATTCAAGTAATACTGATACCCCCATTTACATAGATAATATCCACCTAAAATTACTAAAAAAGGTGTGAATGTAAAGCAAATGAAGAACGTAAAAATAAAAAAGATTAAACGAATTGGAACAGAATACACAATCATCTCATTGGTTACATACATACTTAAAATTAAGGCTACAATCGGGACAATCAATGTGGATGTTCCTGATGAAAACTGCTTCCATATCTTCTTCGCAAATCGAGATGCGCTGAACGTATTGGGATCTCCATCCGTAGCATCCGAATCTTCTGGTGGTGTATCATCCGCTTTAGGAGGTAATAACGGGGCAGATTGTTCTGAAACAAATTGATTTGCATTAGGATCCGTTACCGCATTAAAGGCATGGTAGGTTGCCTTATTTTTTAAATTCGTTAACATCGTTCCCAACAATGAATCCGACATCCTATGACGGTACACGATTAAAAAAGAACCTTATAGCGCATACTTCAATCCACCCATGCCCGATGAAACCGTGACCCAATTCAAACTCTCCACATATACAGTAATCTGGTACTGATAAAATGTATTTGCTGGTAATGCGTTTACATTTAGATCCAATTGAAATGATTTGATTCGACTGCTATTAATGGAACCATATGGTTGTGTATTCGGAGAGGCCAATGCGAATGGATAGACAATTAAATTGGGATCAGGAACACCCTTCAAATATTTCCATGGAACTACTTGTGTAAAATATGGAATTGGCTTTTCTTCCTGTAATGGATTTCCATCGCCTAAAATAGTAAGTGTATTCATAATCGACTGCTGACCATTTAATACAAGTGTACCTGTCGCAGATGTCAAATTAATATTACCTGGCCAACCACCTCCTGTTGGAATAAATTGCGGTTTATTAGGATTTACCCAATTCGTAAAATTATCATATTGATTACGATTGATGATAGAATCAGAACGTCTTGGTAATAAAATTAATCGTTCAATCGGATTATGTGTATCCAACTCCACAAATTGACGCGCAGTAATGTTATCAAAACGATACGTACTAATCTGTCTTACTAGATATTGAAGTGACTCTGATGAAAATTGTGTACGTTCATCATCCGTTACATACACATAGGTCATTTGAATTCTCGGCTGAAGATCCCATGTATTGAGTAATGGGATAGGAGTTCCAATATCGGTCAAAAAATTATTAATCGTTACATCGGTGATATCGGATACCGCGCTATAATACACATTACCTGGTTGTAATGACACAGGAGATGGATTAAAAATATATCCAGGGGCGGTCTGATAACCATTAATGTCCAAAATACGATACAATTCACGAATGGGACGAAGTGTTAATTGAATTTCACATTCATGATACTGAAGAGATACAAGAGGCAAGGATTCAAAGGTTGATTCCGCAAACCAAAATGGTAATGGTACTTGAAGTTGACGACCTGAAATGGATGGACGGTTAATATTGGGTGGCATCGTTGTTGAGCCATTTACACCGTTATTGTTATAAACAAGTGGATATCCTGTTCCCATTGAACCACCCGCATACATCCCGTTTGCGGGATCATAAAGTTCAGGAACATTGCCCACAAGCACTTGCCATTTTTTAAACGCATCCTGATCCAAATCACATTGTGCTTTTGCCATCATATAGGTTCCATCAAACTCCTGGATTTTTTGACCACCAATAAAAAATGCGACATTTTGAAGAATATGACATCCAATGTAATTTACCCATGCGAAATTGTACTGTGAATTACGAGCACCTTGTGGCAATTGAAGATATTTACAATAGATATCGGGTAAGTTAAATACAAAGTATACATCTCGAACCAAATCCGCAACACGTTGAATCTTCATTCGAAGTTGAATTGGTTGATCAAATGATAGATCTTGCGGACCATCCATCGCAAATGTGACCGATTCTTCCGCGAAATGCGAATATTTCTTGAATGTTTTATAAAAATATGTGAAATCTGGATTTCCACTTAATAGCACATTTTGCGCTCCGTAGGCAACCAATGAAAAGAGTCCCCCGCCTGGCATTACTAGTGTTGTACTAGGTAATCTATAAGTCCTTTAGATCTACAGATTAACTTTATTTCATATATTAAATTTACTTTGATTGTGTCCACCAGTTATCCGCCATATATGGGGGAATATCCATTGATTGGGTCGAATCCATCTTGGAAGAGGGTCCCTGATTCATCAATTGTTGAATTTCAGAATAGGACAAACCATAACTGAAATAGGTTAGACGACTCAGTAAGCCATTCATTGAACCGAGAACATTAAAATCATTCTCACCTAATGAGGTAACCTTCGATTTCGACAACAAAATGCGACGATTACTAAAGACACAAATATCCTGATAGTTTTGATAAGGTGAAAATCCATCAAATGTCATTTTCTTTGCAATGTTACCATTCACATAAATCTCAAGGGCATGTTCTTTGCATACCACAACAATATGAACCCATTTGCTAACTGGAATATTCTCTACATCAATGTAATTGTTCCATGTCTTATAGGTATTCATATACACTCGGAGTGTATTTTGATCAGAACGCATATAGACACCGGGTGCCATAAGTGGAAATTGAGAAGCATAACCCTTATGAAAGATATGATAAAGACCCATTGTTTGATCGGCGCTTTGAAATGTTGTTGGATTTACATTCAAATAAAAGGAATAACTAAACTCCACTCCTGTACGCTCATTGCTTGATAAATTTACAGTATTGGATCCAGATATATTCGGATTCTGTGGAATCGTAACCGTTTTATCATTATTGATAGTATTCTCGATGAGAGTTGTTCGATTAATAGATAATCGATTATAATATTTGTACATTAATTCAACAAACATCAATACCAACAATAGAATGCCAACATAAATTAACCCATGAACAATTTGAGTTCCTATACCGCCGGACCCATTTGATATATTCGTCGATGGTGTATTTGTAGAACCTAGAATATTACTGAACATTGGGCTCTCCTTTTTATTCATTGTATTATTTATTTGGACTCTTAGACCGCTGGGCCAAGCATGTAGTTCTTATATACTGCTTCTGGATTCAATGCTGCATCATACATAGTTGTAGTAGAAATTTGTCCACCAAATCCGCCAAATGGCAAAAGAATAGCAGAATAACCACCCGAATCCACCTTATAATAAGAGGGTAAGACACATGAGCGTGCCAATTTACCATCCAAATACATATCCACCGTTTTTCCATTCACGGCTACCGTAAGATTTACCCAGCGCTGAAGATCAATTTCTGGCAAGTCACAAATAGTAGATACATCCAATAATCCTGAATCCGTTTGTGGTGTAGTAAATACTGCGTTGCGAGTCGCATTCGGAAGTGCCTCGGATGCGGTCGATGTTGATGTGGCGGTGGTTACTGTACTGGAATCTTTAGTATGAAATCGAACCTTTAAGGATGGTTTCGTAGCACCAAGATAGACTCGCAGTGTATCAAAATTGGGTCCACCAATCAACACGATCGGCTTATTCATATTCATATGATATGTCCAATTATTGACATAGATCCATGTACTAAGTGTAAATTCACCGCCTTCAAATAATCCTGGAAGCTTTGTGGATGGAATGGTAACAGGACTAGAAGGATCAGCTGTTGCCGATTGATTCGCAGTAATAAGAGGAAACGCATTTCCTGTTTGTACTCCAAATAAATATTGATATAAGTAATACAAACCAATTAATCCAGCAAAAAAGATGAGATAAGGAATCATTCTCATCACGGGGGAGGATGAATTATTTGAGCTATTCATGTTTCTGTTTGATACATGGATATTCTATCAAGGTCATTACGCATAAGGCGTACTCCATTTAAGAATCTGATTGACAGGGGGCTGTGTAATTGGTTTACACGGTAAACCGGGAGGACATTGTGCTAATAATGATATGGTTGGAAGACTAGCATTAAATGTATTATCTTCTAAAACAAGCTGATTGGTATCAACGAATGTTAATCGTGTACGTTCAATATCAGTAGGAGTCATACGAACTCCATTAATTACAACATGAATTACAGCTCCATCCAATCCAGTATTTCCAACGGATACAGGGCTTGAAATCACTACCGGATA